ATCATCAGTCCCACCCGATCCACCGGAAGCGATCCACTTCAACGCGACGATAAGTACCCGTTCGGGCAGTGACTGCGCCTTTCTCAATATCGCGCTGGAACTCGGCAGCGCTACGGAAGTCATACTTCATGGGCCGAACCAAACCCATGATCTTGATCTCGTGGACATCATCACGCACCTGCATCGTTATGCCGCGCCTGCGCTTCCGCCAGTAGAACGGACCGCCGCTAAAACGAACGTCATGCTCCATTAGGCTGCCGCCTCCACGCCGAGTGCCTGCCGGACCCACGACAAGGCTCTGCCGTCCTCTACCTGGGAGGAGGTGACCCGCAGGTAGCGGTAGCCGGCGATTACCGCTAGGGCCTGCTTTTCGCAGTCAGCCTCGAAGCCCTTGCCGCGGGAGTGGCGACCTTCGATCCAAGTCCCGCCTTCGACTTCGATGAGGATGCCGTCATTGAAACGGTCCGGTCGGATGGCGAAGTCGGCACGGAATTTCCGCCCAGGAATGAACAACATTTCCCTCAAAAACGGGATCCCCGCCTGCTCCAGCTGAACGGCGAGCAGCGTCTCGGCGTTGGAGGTCATCGCTTTCCCTCCTCGGAACGGTCCGGGGACTGGAGGCGGGGAGGTGGAGTCGTCTCCTCCCATTCACCAGAAGGAAGCTTGACCCACGCTCTGTCATCTTCTGAAGACGGACCACGGTCAACGTAAATCGTCCCAATGGGCTCCACCCCTGCTCGGGTCATGGCTGCGACCGATATTCGGGCGGGAAGAATAAATCCAAGGGCTTCCAGAAGTGAAGGAGCATGGCGTCATAAGTCACGCTTTCCAGAACGTCCCAGGTAAGACCCTGATTCGGGCGGTCATTGATAGAGGCGATGCGGTCGTCATAAATCCGCTGACTCACGCCGAGCCTGTATCCGCAGACCAGCTCATTCCGATATAGCAGGACCATGCAACCGACGATGACTACAAGCATCATCACAACAAACACGGCGCTCACCCCTCCTCCTCCGCTGGCGTCGGCTGCACGGCAAGGGGCTCTTTCGCGGCATACAGGGACGCGTACTCGCCTTCGATGCAAGCAACGTGACCAAATAGACCTACGAGCGTCCCCTTCTCATTGCGCCATAGCCGTGTGTTCTCTGGTTTGGCATCTAGAACCTGCTCACCGCACACGTCACACGGCTTATCCTCGTAAGGCAGCGCCGCCTCCGCTGGCCGCGCTGCTCGATAGGCAGCGATCAACGGCAATACCGACTGCGCCATGTCGTGGACGAAGGGGTCAGTCAGGGCCTCTCGCATCTTCGCCTCGAACTCGTCCAGGTAGTCATCCACCGCTGCTGTCGGGTCCTCTGGCATGAACCATTCGTAGTGGTTCGCTGGCCGCGCTGGCTGGGCTGGGAGCGGCGGAAGCCCCGACACGACATCGCCAGTCTGGTAGAGGTGCGCGAGTGCCCATCCCACCTGTTCAGGATTGAAACGGTCCACCGTTGTGCCATCATCCCGCAGCCAAGCGAGATCACGGCTCATGCGAGATTCGATGATGGCTGTCAACCGATCAGGGTCCAGGCCCGCTGCTGGCTGCTCGGCCTTCTCTGCGCGTTCCTGCCAACGCCTAGCAGTGCTCTCCCAACCGCCAATGGCAGCCGCATGGTTGTTCACTAGATGCCGATGCAGAATCTCCATCGGGTCACCTGCCATCCCCTCCAAGCCGTACTTGACGAGCAACGGATGTGGCTCCGCTGGCTGCTCGCCGGGCACTACAGGGCTGGCAGAAGGTGTGACGGCGCGCTGGGTTGGTCGCGCCGCGCGCCGCGCACGCCATGCCCTAACTGCTGGAGGCGATTGGACATGAACAGGCGGGAGTAACCACTGAACCACTGGAGGAACCACGGTGAGGATCACCACCGCCATGCAGCCGACCACAATCCATCGGGCTTGCATCTGATCGAACCATCCGGTCTGGGGTGCGACGGCGGCTCCCACCGCAAAGGCAGGCGCAATCACCGCTCGCCACCAGCGCGGTATCTTTGGCCTAGGCGCTGCGGCTCGGTCATCGGCTCAGTAGGACGAGATGATCTGGTAGTCACCAGCGTCCTCCCCAGGTCGGTTCAGATAGGCCCAGTTGGTCGGGATACGGTGCTCATCGCAGAGGAACTGATGTCCTCCCCAATGGCGCGCTTCAAGCCATTTCGTCGTCCAGTTCGGGCAACGCTGATTGTCAACCGTGCTAACCCACTCGCACCGATGCTGTGTGTCAGCGGCTATCTCATGCTCGGTCAGATGCTCAGCTTCGTAGGAGAAGAAGTGCAGCACCGCCTGCTCCGCTGTCTCGTGCCCGTCCTTGTGGCCGCTGCACGGTGGCATTGCCCAGACTTGATCATCGTTCTTGCAGGTCCAATCCCACCGCTTGTCCGATTCGCGCTGTCGCGCCTGGTAGTAGTTCACGTCTCCTCCTTCTCATCGGAGTCGGACCCCGGAGCGGAGAGGCGGGCGTAGGCGGCAGCGATGAAGTCGGCCTGTAGGTCATGCCACTGAGCATCGTGCTGCTGGGGACGACCATTCGACTGCTCAGGGCAGCCAACTCCAGTCACATGGAGCGATTGCATCAGCCGCTCCACCGTCAGCGCGGAGCCAGCCTCGGCCTCGATAGCAGCGATGCGCTTGCCGAGCGATGTCGGGTAGCCCTCGGTCGGTTGGTAGCCGTTCATGAGGTCATGCAGCAGCGCCCGGCCCGCTGCCGTTCGCGGTTCGGGTGGAGTGGTCACGACTGGCCTGATCTTTCGAGAGTCGGCCACCCGTAATGACGGCCTGTGATGCGACCAACGAACCGGAGCGTCGGATAGACGAAGCGTCGGCGGAAATCAAACATCGGTCTCCTCCATGTCAGGTCGGTCTACGGAGGAAGATCATGACTGCGGCCACTTATTCCATGAATGTGTCAGGGCGGTGCCTGGACCTAGCGTTTGTTCCGTTATTCGCAAACATCGCCAGCAGATACGAATCCACAGGTTCCCGCTCCGTCCATCAGTCATGGTCCACTGCTGATTAGCGACTTCTCGAAGTTCGTCTGGCTCATGTCCAAAGAGCCAACAGATCAGGCGGCTCACCGCTTCCCTCCTTGCAGGGGAGCGCCATAGAACTGACGCCAGCCTTCGTACAGCTCCACGCCACAACGAGCGCAGGTCGTGTACTCATGCTCGCGGTCACCCTCCACCACGAAACGGGGATGCTCGGTGTCGTGCAGGTGACCGCTCTCCACGATGCCAGGCCAGCGCAACGGTGGACCTTGAGGGGTCAAGAGCAACCGGATCCGGACCATCCATGTCGAGGGCGAGAGCCAAGTCCAGTAGAAGCCGTCCCACCAGCAATGAAGTCGCTTCATGCCTTCGTCCTCAGGGGAGCGCAGACCGCGCAGTTGGGATGGGAGCCATCGTGGAGCATTCGACCGTTCCAAATCCCGGGTTCATTGACGGTTGAATGACCGTTAGATGACGGTTCGGGTGACGCCCGCGTCACCCCTCCGGTGACATCCGCGTCACCCCGGGGGTGACGCCCGCGTCGTGGGGGGGTGACATCCGCGTCACCCCTCTCCATCGGTACGCCGCCGGGGGTCAACCAATAGCGACTGGTGGTAATGCCACCCTCTCGCTCAGCTCTCAGTTCCCCAACATCGACCGCAGCCGTCAAAAGGCGCTGAACGTGGCGCTCAGATCGAGCCGTGCGCTTGCTCAATGTCGCGACCGAGGGCCAGGAATACCCCTCCTCGTCGGCGAAGTCGGCCAGCGCCAGCAGCAGCAGCCGCATAGATCCGCCCACCGTCGACCGATCCCAGACCGCCTGGATGGCGCGGATGCTCACGCCACCCTCCCTTTCTTGGCCACCGGGATCACCAGCGGACCGAATGGCTTACGGCGGCGGGCAGCCACGAAGGCGGCGCAGGGCCACGGCTCGCCATCGAAGGCGCAGCGCATCGCTTCGTTGGCGTGGTGGGGCTCGATGCGATCAGTTGGCGTCGTCATCGCGATACTCGAACCCGTGCACTCGGCCACTTGACACAGTGGTCCCGAATCCAGATGAGATATTCCAGTGCGCCTTCATAGCTACCCCACCCGTTTAGCGGGTTCATGGCGCGGAAATATTCAGGTGTTTCCATCATTGTGGCGATGGCCCGATTCAGCGGTTCAATAAGGGTGGACGCAATTGGCTTAGGGTCTAGCAAATCCCCCAGTGTCTGACTATTACCCAAAGCTTCGAACCACATCCTCGAAACGTTGGAGGTGTAGTTACGCCAGCCATTCTCAAGGTCTGGATTCTCATCGCCCAAGCCCATATCCGCCTCGAAGGTCACGTCGTAACTCATTCTCCGAACCTCGTCACCACCGGCCAGAGCGTCTGGCAGACGCACGCGCCGGGGCCTTCGCAGCTGAGGTCATGGAGTAGCCCCGCCCAGCGCGCCGTGACAGCAGGTCGAGCTCCGATCGTTGCAGAAGCCGCGCCAGTCTCTCCTCCTGCTCCGGATCCAATGGACGCTGCGAGAGGGCGGTAAGCAATGACTCGACCGAATCGAGGTAGTGGTCGACTGCCCGCTCGGTCATCGTCTTGGGCGCGGTCACACGGCATTCACTCGGCCCTCATCGGAGGCAACGATGCGGCGGCCGATCCATTCAACGACCTGCGGCACGACCGCGTTTCCGAGTTGGCTGACCTGGCGCCGTCTGATGCCTCCGCCGTCGCTGACGATCCGGGGCGGCTCCCATTCGTACTGTGGCCCCGGAGGGGCGGGCCATCGGTGTCCGTCCAACCCGACGGAAAGCCCATCAGGAGCTCGCACCAGCGCGGGTTCAATCTGCGGCCACTCTCGTTGGCTGACGCTCGCGGCGTTGGCCATAGGCGAACGGCGATTGCCAGAGGCACCCCGAAACCGTTGCCGTTGGCCTGCTTCCTCTTCTGCTGTGCGCGGCGCCGCATCCAGCCTGTCAGGCTCTCGCCCTCGTTGAAGTTCCCCGCCGCTGGGGTGGGCCACAAGCCAGAGGCGATCGCGACCCTGGGGGGAGCCGACGGTGTGCGCCGGTATACAGTCCCATTCCGACTCATACCCGAGCGAGACCAGGTCACCAACGACTTCTTCGATAGGTGCTGGGTGCCACAGTCCGCATCCGTCCTTGTCGAGCCAAGGCCAAAGGAGCCCTGGAACGTTTTCCACGAAGACGTAGCGGGGTCGAAGCTCGCAAATGGCACGGGCGAACTCCGGCCAGAGCCACCGCTCATCGTTCTGCGCATGCCGAAGCCCGGCCGCACTGACGGGCTGGCAAGGGAATCCTCCGGCCACAACGTCAACGGGCTCGACTCCGCTCCAGTCGACGGCGGCGATATCGCCATAGATGGGGAGGCCGGGCCAGTGGCGGGCAAGGACGTTGCGGCAGTGGGGGTCGATCTCGCAGAACCAGCGAGTGACCATGCCGGCACGCTCCAGACCGAGGTCGATGCCGCCAATGCCAGAGAAGAGGCTGCCGACGCTGAGGGCCATGTCACGCGACCAATCCCATGCCCATCTGCTCCCCCGCTCCCCGCAAGCGTCGGGCCGTATCTCGAATAGCCCACGCCGTTACCGACTGCGAGCGGATGCGTCCCCGCAGCGAGCGGTAGGTGGCCTCCAGCTCACGATAATCGGCGGTCAGCCAGACGCCGTCCGGGCCGCTCGCGATCGCCTTGCCCTGGAGCCGGAGGTCCTGCACCGCCTGCTCCACGGCACGCCGCGGCCAGTCCAGGGCTTCTGCCAGGTCGCCGAGGCGGCAGGCGCGGTCACGACCCCACTCCAGACGCGACAGGACGGCTTGTGCGGGCCAGTCCGTCATCGGTCGCCTGTGAATGAATGGGAAGGCGGGGTCGTCTGCCCCGCGGCTTGAGTCGCAGGCACGTGGGCCACAGACTCATCCCGGCTCACGACAGCCCGAGCCCTTCTTGGACAGGCGACTGGACACGAGGATGCTGCGGACAGCGCAACGGCAGCAACCGGAACTCCGACTCCGGCATGTGAGTCAGGCGCTTCTCCCAGTGCTTCGCCGCGAAGCCCCGCATCTCCGCCTTCTCAGCCAGGTGTTCAACGATTACGGCACTGATGCAGCCGCAATCCTTCTGAGCGACAAGGAACATCGGCTCGCTCACCGCCGTCACGTCTGCACCTTCTCCCAGCCGTCATCGAAGCGCCCCGACTGCTCAGAAGGATGGAAGCCGAGGGCTGCCCAGGCGGTGATCCCCCACCAGCCGAAGACGTCCTCCAGAGTCAGCACCTTACGGCGGTAGCTGCCGTCATCGGTGAAGCCGGCGACACAGGCGTTGGGCCGATCGTCCTCTAGACGCTGCGGGTAGCGGGCGGCGAGGGACCAGATCTTCGGGCTCACTTCGCGGCCTCCTCATCGAGGAGAGCGATAACTTCCCGATAGCGCTTTGGACTGATGCCGGACTTCTGCTTCTGAAACCCCTTGCGAATTCGTTCTACGACCTCCCGCTTCAAGTCGATCTCGACCGCTTCGGCAGCCCGCTGGAGTGCCAATCGCAAATCCCGGCGACCACGCTCATACTCGGCAGCGAGGGCTTCGTCTAGCAGCGAGTCCAGCAGGGCTGGGGGGTCAGGAGCAACATCATCGGGAGCATCCTCAACAGGCGGCTCGTCAAAGGTGCGAGCGCCATTGCCGGGCTTCCAGGCTGGAACAGGAATGGCAGTGAAGATACGAGCGGCTCGGCCTTGCAAGGAGTCGCCATCGTTTTTGCGAAGCGGAAGACCGTAGTTAGTGGCTTTGAGTGCCGCAGCAAGCTCTGCAAGCGTCACCAGCTTCGAGGAGGTCATCGCGGTTCCCATTCCTGGCAGTAACAAAAGCCGCCCACTCGTTCTGAATCAGAGGCAAGACACGATTGGCCCTTGGAATGCACGCAATAGCGGTGACCGCACCAGCATGTTGACCGTCGGTCCTGACGAGCCGGGACAACCTCAACCTGCGGATGACACCAGCAGTCATTGGACATGACGTGTAATCGTTCCGCAGCCTCGTTGCGTGCCTCAGTGCTCATGCCGCAGCCCTGATCCGCAGGTACTCCGCGGCGTTAGAGGGGTTGATGCGGCAAAAACCGCGAGCATTTGACCAAGCGGGATCATCGGATTTGCGCGGGCAGAACTTGCCCTTGCCCTTGTCCATGTACAGGACCCGGTGCTTCGGGCACATCGTCAGCCCGCCCTCAGGCGCTGGACGGGACGTGACCTCCGTCCCGCCGGTCGCCGCCAGCACTGCCTCCATCGTCACTTCCTCCGGCGCCAGCTCCTCAAAGGAGGGAGCGGTGTCAGCCGAGGACGGAGTCTGGGCAGGTGCTCCCGTGATGGCAGGAGTTGACGCGACCGTCGCATGCTCCCGCTCGTCCGTCCCCGACTGTTGAATGGCCTCCGCCAGCTCCGCCAGCCCGAGCGCCAGCGTGCGAAGGGCCTCCTCGACTTTCTGCGGGTTCACGGGACCAACTCTTCTACGTCCTCAACGTGGCCGTTGTCGCTGGACTCCAGGGACGGGACAATCCAATCCTTCTTGCGCTGGACCTTCTCCTCGCGCATGTAGCCCTGCTCGTCGTCCTTCCAGATGACGGCGCCTTCCTCGCGGGCGACCTCCTCGGAGTAGCCAAGGGACAGATCGCGGAAACCCTGTACTCCGGAGAACACGGCGATAATGTTCTCGGTGCTCTTGGTCCCCTCATAGATACGGAGGGTGCCGTTACGAGGCTGCGGCTCATACCGCGCTTTCTCGCTAGGCGGGCTCCACGGGCCGAAGGTAATACGCGCGCCGTCAGGGACCGTCACCTTGAATGTCTTGTCACCAAACACCAGGATCTGCTTGGGCATCTCAGGCCACCTTTTCCGCTACAGGGATGGGGATGGCTTCGCCGATCGGCTGCGCATTGACCCGCCAGTTGGTCAGGGTCAGGCAGGCCAGGAAGGCGGCGAAATCGGCGGGACCGACGCGGTACTCGATCAGGCGATAGCCGCGGGCGTACTGGTCCGGCCGGATGTGGAGGACCGCGTACTTCTCAATCGGCGGGATCTTGTAGCGCTTCGGGTCGCCGGGCAGGCCGCAGAAGTCAGCGTTGGCCAGAGCGGCCAGTTGCAGGGCGGTTTCGGCATAGGACGCCCGCGAGGTCTTGGTGTCGATCAGATAGGTGTGGCCGTCGATCTTGGCGATGCTGTCGAACGTCCCGCCGTACAGAAATCGCTCGCTGAACACCATCCGTTCCAGCGACTTGAACTCCGGCTGGTAGTCATCGAGGAAGCGACGGTAAGCCGTGACGAAGGGGAGTTCATCCGGTGTGATCCCCTCATCGCTGATACCGTGGAAACCCGCAGCCTTGGCCCGGCTCTCCTTCTCCGCCAGTCGGTGAACCGCGCTACCCATGTCAGCGGCGATGTCACGCTGGTAGTCGGGGATGCGGGCCAGCCAGTCAGCGGCGGCCTTCGGGCCTCCCCTGCTGATGAGGTCGGCCACGAAGTCGTAGTTGTCGACGGCGCAGCGGGCGGTCTCGCGCTTGGCCCACTCGATGATGGCGGGCTTGTCTAGCGCGCGGAGGACGGTCGTGACCCCTGGGTAGGGTCCTTTCCCATCCACGTAATAGCGGTGGCGATCGTCGCGGAACAGGCCCGTTGTCGGCACTCGTGTAGTACTCATCGGAGGAGCGTATTGACCCGGATGGATACCGCATCGAGGTGACGCGGGTTGACGCAGAGACGGTTCGAGCACAGGTGATCGATCGTCAGTCCATCGGGAATCGGTCCATGGAGCCGATCGGGATCAAGAATCATGGTGCTCATGGCTCCACCGTGGCGATGACCGTCTCGCCCGGATACAGCGCCGCCTGCTCGGTAACGCACCCGCAGCGACATGTCCCGCTCAATGAGTCGTGGACGTCCATCGGATCCCCGCAGGACTCGCAGGTGAACGGCGTCGCGCGCAGGGGGGTGTAGCCGGGGTAGGCGTACTTCACCTGGCCGATGGCGTCATGGATGCCGATGGCGGCGGGGACCTTGACCCACCAGCGCGTGCCGGCGTCGTCTTCGAGCTGGACGCGGAATGGTTTCGGTGACCAATGCTCGTAGGTCATGCCGCTCGTCCCACCGCGCACATCCGCTCCAGCAGGTCCTCAGCCGATGCCTGTACCTCCTTGACCGTCTCAGCGAGCGCCGCATCCAGCAGTGGCCGCGCAGCCTTGTAGGCCGCGTCGTACTGGGCGCTGTAGCCGTTCTTCTTTGAGGCGGCGTCCTCGGCGGCGTCCCCAGCGGCGGCCCTGGCGGCGGTCCAGGCGGCGGCCCCAGCGGCGGCCCTGGCGGCGGTCCAGGCGGCGGCCCTGGCGGCGTCCCCAGCGGCGGTCCCGGCGGCGTCCCCGGCGGCGGCCCAGGCGGCGTCCCCGGCGGCGTCCCCAGCGGCGGCCCTGGCGGCGGTCCAGGCGGCGTCCCTGGCGGCGTATGCAGCCTCCTTGGCATCCTCGATGATCGGCTGCACTTTGCGCGCCAGCGCGGTGCTGGTGAGCTCGTCCAATGCCCGCAGCTTGGACGCATGCTCGGTCAGCCCGGCCTTGTCCAGCCACAGCGGCGTGAAGGTACGCACTAGCCAGTCGGTCGCCAGCCAGGATCGGGTGCCATCATCGGCCTTGCTCGTAGCCGTACCGACCATGATCGGGATGAAGCGCTTGAGCCGCTGCCGGCCGTCGTCGTCGAGCGAGTCGTTCCACGATCTGCCGAAGGCCCCGATCACCGGGCTCACGCACTTGGGCGCATCGCTGAACGGCTGGCCCTGCATGTAGGCGACCGCCTCCAGCAGGCACATCCCCTTCTTCGGATCGGTATGAGCGCCCTTCTCCAACTTCAAGGAGCGCAGCCAGGAGCGCCAGTTCTTCATGCGGATCGCGGGCCTCCCAGCAGCCAGGCCACCGGTCATCGCAGTCCCTCCACGTACTCCCTCATGGAAAGCAGGACGGTCAGGCCCAGCCACAGGCCGGCCACCATGACGACAGCTGCAAGGGTCATCAACGAAAGGGCCAAGAGGCGGTCGGTGGTCATGGCTGTGCGACCTTGATGGCGTGGAGCGGAAGGCTGATCTCGGCCCGACCCTTACCTGGCATGTATGGAATGGAAACCGCTACTGGGTCCGATCCCTCAGCAAAGCGGATGGTCAACGTCATACTCATCTTCCATGTGTTAGGTTTCTCCTTAGTGGTGAGGGCCCCGTTCCCGACTCCCCGTCGGTGAGGCAGCCGGGGTCCTCGCTACGCTATTAGGTCGGGAATCTCGACGCCACGCGCGATCTTCACCATCTCCATGCTATTGCGGGCACCGAGCTTGTGGAAGATGGCCTGCTTGTGATTCTTGACGGTGCTTAGCGCGATGCGCAGGATGGCGGCAATCTCGCGCTCGGTGTGACCAAGGCTGGTCAGCTCCACGATCTGTCGCTGGCGCGCTGAGAGGGTCACGGCCGTACCTTAGACGGTGCTAGTACCACTGTCAAGCCCTAAACGTCAGTTCGCAGGAAGTCGCTGCTGAAGCGGCCAGTAATCGCGCCACTGAAAGCGAAGCGGTAACCGATCTGGGCAACCGTGATCGCCAGCGTGTGTGTCCCCATGAAGTTCCAGACCCGACCATCGTCTGACCAGTAGAACGACCACACGTCGCTGCTGGCTGGGCGATCAATACGCAAATACGCCACACCAGAGCCGTTCCAAGTGGAGTTGCGCTGCGTCCACGTCGAGCCGGAGAGACTGGCCGCGATAATCTGCACAACGCCCCGAGGCCGGTTCAGACCGACTGTGACTGCTGAAGTTGGCGTCGAGCCAGAGGCGGAGATCATCAGACCGGCGCTGATCGTACCGGCGTTGTCATTCAGGCCCACCGCGACATGAAGTCGTGCCGAGAAGGCCGCGGCACCAGGGGCAAACGCCCGTAAACCATAGATGGAACCAGCACCGCCGGAGGCATGCTCAGCGAACAGGTGGTCCGGTACGGTGGTATCCGAGTCAATGGTGACGCTCGGTGAGGTGTCCCAAGTCAGACCTGTGGTGGTGGTCCCGTATTCCTCGGTGATCCCACCACCGCCAAGCCCAGCCTTGCCGGCATGAGCCTTCAAGCCAGGGATACGAATGCTGCCCTCGCCGGTGCCGAGCTGGACGAGGTCACCGGCCGGCACGTCGCCGATGGTCACCCACTTGAGACCAGTCGCCTCGGCCGAATCGGCCGAAAGGACCTTTCCGTCCGCACCGACGGTAAGCTTCGCGGGCGTGTCGGCGGCGGAGGCTGCTACCAGATCGCCCTTGGCATCGAAGATGGACTCCAGCAGATACTGCGTGTGGTCGTCGTCGCCGAGGCCGGTGAGCGCACCATGGTCGGTGACACCGCCGCCACTGGACGCATCTGCGAACACGAGCGCTGTCGTCCCGAGCGTAATCGGCGCATTGGTCGTGCAGATGAAGATCTTGTTGCCGTTGGCGGTGCCCTCACTGACGAAAGCCGCGGCACCCAGCACTTCGGTCGAGGCGTCCATATCGGTGGCCCGAGTCGGAGCGCCGGAGGCGTTGACGGTATAGATCCCGTTTTCGGAGCCCGTTGCCTGGTCCTTGATCAGGATGCGATCGCTGGTAGCCAGCACTACCCCGTCGACCGTGTCGCCGTTCTCAAACGAGCTAGCCAGCGTGCCGGCTGCCGTAGTGGCAACCCGCACGGGTGCCTTCCAGGCGAAGACCGTGAGCGGTGCCCAGATGGCCGTACCGACCGTCGCATCCACCAGCAGCCAGACCTGGTCCTTGCTGGTATCGATCCAGTGCGACCCGACGCTGTAGCCGTCGTCGGCATCGTCACCCGTGGTCGGAGCGGTGGTGGCGGCGTAGTTGTTCTTGACGCCAGTCGCCGCCAGGCCAGCCTTGCTGGCAGCGGACACGCCAGCCCCGGAGATGACGCCGCGGCCGGTGACCCGCATCGGCCGGTCGAGCTCGAGGTGAACGTCGTACATCCGCGTGGCAGCCGTGGCGCTGGGGGCTGCCGGCTCGAAGCGGTGGGCTGCCACCCGACGCGTCTGCCAGGTGCCAAGGTACTGCCCGCCCATGGCGGCCGCCGCCTTGATCTGAATCGACTGGCCGGTGGTGACCAGATCGAGCATGGTGGCCGGCAGCGTGATGGTGACCTGATGAGTGACGTGCTCGTAGTGCCAGTCGTTCAGGACCGCGGCAGCGCGTAGGGCAGCCTGAGCGGCCGTGACGCTGGCCTCGTCGAAGTACGGCCGCGCCCAGTAATCGTAGGCATCGACCTGAGTAGCACCCAGGTCCGAGGTGACAACCTGCCCATTGCCCCAGCGCGAGACGATCTTGCTGGCCAGGTGGTTGCCCTGCTCGTCGCTTGGCGTTCCCAGCCACTGCGGCGGCAGGGTCGGTCCGGTGAAAAGCTCGATCTCGCCGATGTCACAGTCGCTGTCGCCCGCAGCGGGACCATCGGTGGCGCGGAACATCCAGTAGCGATAGGAGACCGCTGCAAACCCGATCTTGCCGGTGTCCACCGGGTAAGCGATCGAGCTATAGCTGCTGACCTGGGTCCAGCCGTTTGCCGTTGGGTCGGCGGCGATTTTGCCTGCTGGTAGCCATGTCCAGGCGGCACCGCTGTTCGAGCCATACAGGATGCCGGACGTGGGAGCATCGTTAGCTGTCCCGGTCTGCCGCAAGCGCCAGCCCAAGGCTTGCGTCGACGAGCCGAGATCACCAGCCCAGTAGGCATCGGGAATGCCGACCCCGTTGGTCTCGGACCAGTGCGTGCTGACGTTACCGTCGACCGCGTTGGTCTTCGGAAAGGACCCGTCTTCGCTGGAGACCTTGATCGACGCCCCGGCCAGGCTGAGCAGAAGATTACCGGCGGTCAGGCTATGGTCGGCCGGTACGTCCGAGATACGCAGCGGTGAGCGGTAGGTGGTGTGATCGAGTTCGTCGATGTACAGAAAACACAGATGAGAGCTGGTGCTGGAGTGGTGGGTTACGACGCCGGCGATCTTGCCTGCTGTGGTCAGGCAATCTTCGAAGATCTCCCCGAGCTCGGTACCAGCCTCGTAGGTCTTGGCTGGCATGGTGACGGTGCCCGCCGAGCTGATCAGATGCTGGCTGATGACCGTCGACACACGGGGTGAGCCGTTGCAGAACGCCGTCAGCGCAGCCTGGACACGCGCAACGTCCGTCTCCGAGCCACGCACCCAGTTGGAGCCCAGCGCCAGCCCGCGGATATCGGCCTGGGCATCCTCGACGTTGACGTGCCAGGTGCGCGAGTCGCCCCAGGGATGGTCACCCCGATCGGCCTGCTTCGACCCGATCCGGCCGCGCATCAGCCAGCAGTTGAAGCCCGGACCGTCGTCGTACCACTCCACCACGTTGTGGGCGGCGATGCTGTTGTCGGGCGGGTTGGCCGGGATCAGCGAGGCGTCGTCGATGATGATGAACTCGCCGAGCCCGCCCTCCAGGCTGTTGCCGCCTTGGATCAGGGGCGAGCTGTCCTCGACGTCGAAGCCGGCCACCATGCTGGTGTAATCGCGCCAGACGGCGACGGTATCGCCACCCTGGCGGACGCGGACGGTGTAGCCCATAGCCTAGACGCCCATGGCTGAGATCTTGCCGCTGGCGACCCAGGCCTCGGTGATCTTGTTGCTGATGCCGCTGACCGAGAACTGAGCCGTGACCGGCACCGTGATTCGAAAGCTAGCGGTGAAGCTCTTAGCCGCAATCGTCGCCAGCTTGGCGTCGACGCCGCCCATCTTGCCGATGAAGCTCGCCGTCTGGCCGCTGAGCCGAGCGCTCCATGCAGCATTGGAGCGGGTGCCTGCCTGAGTCACGCTCTCCAACCGGTTCAACCGTTCGACCATGGCCTGACGCTGAGCGTTGACTGCAGCGGGGACTCGACCCGCCTCTGAGCGCTGCAGACGCAGCAGATCAGCGCTGGTAGCTCGCGAGCGCTCGAAGCCCGATGTCAGTTCTTTCTTGAGCGAACTGATACCTGGCGGCAGCGGACGCAGTTGCTCAGCCAAGGTATCGATCTCGTGCAGGGTGGCAACGGGGATACCTGCCCGGTTTTCAGCCTTCGAGGCGAACTGCCACAGGCCCTCAAGCGTTGTGCCGCTCCGGTTGATCGCCTCCTGTAGGTCGACGCCCTGGCTCAGCAATTGGCCGAACATGCCCGATTGAACTTCGGGAGCGACGTTGCTCCCTTCACTGAGAATCGTGCCCGCCGCGATGACCCCCGCTGCCCCACCGGCAAGCGCCAGGCCCTTGAGACCGAAGCCGCCTTTACCGCCAACGCCGGGGACACCACCGCTATTGACCACGCCGGCGTTGATATTCACCACCCCGGCATTCATGTTGAGAATGCCCTTGATCAGCCCCGAGGCCAGCGAGCCGACGATATTGCCCAGCGCCCCGCCGGTCAGCTTGTTCAGCCCCCAGCCCGTGATGACTGCCTGTTGCACCCAAGGCGGCAGGGACAGGAAGGTATCGAGGATGGTCTTGGCCACGTCGCGGGCGGTCTTGAGTCCATCGATCACCGTGTCCCAATCGACCTCAGTGGTCAGGAAGTCGAGCGCGTCGTCCATCGCCTTGGCGATCGACGCCCCGAAGTCCTCGATGCCGGCCATCACTGCCGGGTCAGCCAGGAAGCTCTGGAGCTTGCCAGCCGCCTTCTCGATCAGCGGCAGGAAGGCCGTGGCCAGCACCATCTGGGCGTCCTCGATGCTGTCGCTGACGGCCGCCATGCGGCCCTCGAAGGTCTTGCCAGCCGCGGCGAAGGACCCACCGAACTCGGTACCCAGCTCGCGCAGGATGATCTGCTGGGCACCATACAGGTCGTTCTGGCGGATCAGCTCCTTGATCTGGTCCCGCTGCTGCATGGTCAGGTTGACACCCACCCGGCGCAGCGCGGTAAAGCCGCTAACCGGGTCCTGCAGCGCCTTGCCGATCCTGATCATGGTCGTCTGCAGGCCTTCGGGGCCGCCGCCCATGGCCTCGTTCATGTCAAGCGCGGCCTTCAGCGCCGGCTCGAACGCCTTGTCATTGACGTTGGTGAAGGTCAGCAGCATGTTCTCCGCCGACTGAATGACCTTGTCGTCGATGGTGGCGTTGAGGCCCTCGTACTTTTCAGCCAAGTTGCGGACCTGCTCGGCCTGAATGCCGGCCGCCCCGGCGGTCGACTTCAGGACGGCGGCAGTCTGGGCCTGGACGTTCTGAAGCTCCTGCAGTGACTCAATCCCGGCCCGCACCTGAGTGATGATGCCGACCGCCGCACCGATCCCCGCCACCGTCACGCCACGGGCGATGTTGCGCCCAGCCGTAGCCAGACCACGCTGCGCCTCGCTACCGATACCGCCCAAGTCGCGCTTGACGCTGGCGATGGCGCCGCTGGCCAGGTTCTTGGCCTTGATTAGGATGTTCAGCTCACGAGAGGCCATCGTCATCCTCGTCTAGGAGCAGGAGTTCGCGTAGCTGGGCACGTTGCTTGCGGGCTTCGATCAAACGGAGGCGAGCGCGATTGATACGGGACTGGGCCAGCAGCTTGGATTGAGCAGGGGTACGAGCAGAGAGATCCCGCGCCGCGTCATCAATCTCCTCGGCGACGTGGTCGAGGTCAGCCGTCGCGCCGTCCATCAGCAGCCGGACGTACTCGATCCACTGGCGGGCCTGGACGACCCAGGTATCGGCAGTCCGCAGGCGACCCTCGGTCCATGGCCCATCGGCCAGGATCAGGAGGTCATACGCCTCAGCGGCATCGGTGGGATGAGGAACGCGCTCGCCAGCCAGTAGTTGGCTCAGCGAGCGCTTTAGGCGTTTGGGAGGTCGGCTTCCGCACGACCGGCGTCGTCGAGCTCGTCGATCGCCTTCCAGATGGCCGAAGCGGTGTCCTCATCGAGGTCGGACAGGGTGGCCTGAGTGATCGGCAGCAACTTGCCCCGGGCGTCGACCAGGTTCCATTCCTTGAGCCGCTTGAGGAATCGGTAGCGGGCCATCGTCTCCACGCCCTGCGAGGCGGCATCGGCCAGGCCCATCTTGTCCATGTACGAGTAGTGCTCGCGCAGCTTCACCCAGTGCACCGGATACGGGCAGTTGGGGACGTCGCACGGCACGTCGATATCGACCTGGCGGATCGCGTTGCGATCGACGAGATGGGGCATGGGTCGGTCCTCCGATTCCTCCGAACACACAACCAGAGCCCGCCCCGGTCGGAGGAGATCCGGGGCGGGCTCATCAAGTTGCCGGGACTACGGCAGCGTCGCGTTGGCTACGCCTGCAATCACGGCCTGCAGATCGCTGGCCAGCGTCGAGTCGTAGACGTAGTAGCCGGCCACCGCCAGTAGCCGCTCGCTGTCGCGGCCGTCGGGGTTGACGTTGACGCTGGTGAATCGCACCCGGCCATCGATGGTGAAGGTCTTGGCACCTGAGCCGGTGGCCCTGACCCGCCAGCGCCGATCGGTCGGCAGCCCACCCGCCACGTTGAAGATGTCGTACACGTTGGTGATCGAGGAGGCGCTGATCTTCAGCAGCGCCTCGAAGCCGGTCTCGCGCTTGGTCCGACCCCGGCCGGTGGCCTTGTCTCCGGTGGCCGCACCGTAGATCCGGAATGGCTTGCCGTCAGTGACGTTGAGCCGGAACTGGACCAGGTGCGCGGCCAGCTCCGCCAGAGAGCCGAAGGCGGTAGCGACCGATCCCTCGGACAGGGTGGTGAACTGGCCCTCGATCGTCTCCAGCACCGTCGGCGCGGACAGGGCTGGCGTGGCGGTGCTCTTCTCCTTGTCGACCGCCATCCAATCGCTGGTCATGTTCCACGGCGCGTTGCCGGGGACGGTCAAAGCATCGAAGCCAATCGAGAAGCCGGTGCACACCGCACTGACCACATCCCAGTCCTGGGTGTCCTCGTTGACCTCGATGGTCTGGCTCTTGGTGTCGTCGGTCACGGTATTGCCGGTGAAGGTCTGGGTGTATGGACCGGCCCCGGTGTAGGTCGGAGCGGAGATCGCCGACTTGAGAATCTGCCCTAGATCCTCGAAGCGGGCCATGCTGTTGATCGAGCCGGTTGCCGCCCGAATTCCGTTCTGGCCACGGCCCGCCTGGTGGCGGACGCTCATGCCGTAATCCTCATCGGGCGACTCGATCGAGCGGTCCAGCTCAAACTCCCCCGAGCCAGGTTCACACGGATAGATGGAGGTGGCTGGGACCGACGTCCCAAACGTCGTCTCCTGGCCGATCTGCAGGACTCGATAGACGGCCTCGGACACGGGTTACTCCTTCTCGGACGCGGCCGGGGATACCGACGCTGGGGCGGCAGTGGGCTTCGGCTTCGCTGCCTTCTTCTTGGCTGGTGCCTTGACCTCGGCATACAGGCCGCTCTTGACGAGCACGGCCAGCATCACGCCCTTGGGCAGCGCCTTCAGATCCGCGGGCTCAAGATCCCGCGTGGGAATGCCGCGGACGAATGTACCGTCCCCGACGTAACGCAACTTGGCCATGGGTCTCCTCACTCATCGAAGAACTGCCGGACCAAAAAGCGCTCGACGTAATCGAGCGCTTCATCGCCGTATCGGTCCGCGACGCGGCTGATGACCGGGTTGGCGCGCAGACCCCGGATCTGATGACCGCGGCTGAATGCCCGCGTACCGCCGGCATCGAAGGCCATCACGCTCTTGCGCTTGGGCTTGACCGTGTGACCTTTGGTGCCGCCGATCAGGAAGTGCCGGAACCACGCCTTCTTGGCGTCGTACTTGACGATGCCGCCCGGCCTGTCGCGCTTCACCTGGCCGGCCCGCACCGCGGAGCGCATCCGCGCCCATGGCGTGGCGGCCTTGACCCTCGGTGCCAGGACCTTCTTGGCCGCATCAGCGGTGGCCTTTGACAGGGTCCGCTTGGCGTCCCGCGGATCCATTCGATCCAGGACGGCCATCACTTCGGCCATGCCCTTGACCTCGATGGAAATGGGCATGGGGCGACCTCCGACTAGGGGATCAGGGGGATGGTGTCCTCGGTCTTGATCTGCACGGCCAGCTCGATCACGGCGTACTCGACGCCGCCGTACTCGTGGATGCCGATACCGCTGCTCAGCGGAATGGCCTTCATGACTGGAGGCCCGATGCCCAACTTGGAAGCGCCGGCCAGCTGATCAATCAGCACGCTCCACCACAGGTAGAGCGCCACCATGTCACGCTCAAGGTCACCGGAGCTCTGGCCGTAGTAGAAACGGACCGTGAACTCGTGCTCACTGGTGCGTATTCCCCCGCCAAAGATCATGGTCGAACCGCCAGGCGCCGGCGGATAGACCTCGACGCATGGGAAGGCGGTCAGGTTGTTCGGCAGCCGCGCCGTCGACTCGCGGATGTTCGTGTACGGCAGCGCCGTGGCCGGGTTGGTGGGCGGCGTCACCACCCCTGGGGCGAAGCGCGCCGCCAGACCATCGGCGATGGCCAGCATGGCGAGCGCCATCAGAACGCCAACAGAGGCTGGTACCGCATCAGGGTCTGCTTATCCTCAGTCGCCACCCAACGCGAGACGACGGGATTGCCGGTGAGCTGATCGTTGCCGACGATATCGGTATGACCTGATTGACGACCGTTCCAGGCCCGTACCGCGATGGCGATGGCTACCGCTCGCACGTCATTCGGAATCGTCGCCGGCCCGCCAACTCCGTTGAGCCTGATATTGGCGTAGCCGCCTGGGAAGGAGAAGTATGGCCCGGTCGGATGATCGCTCAGCACGATCTTGGTGGCCGGCCTGGCAGCGTCCAGATCAAGGGGTCGTAGGAATGCATCAGCGGTGATGCTGGTGAACGTCCCGCCGGTGGTGGTGGCCACCTCTAGGTTGGTGATCGAGCGGATGCCACGCGGCACCATCAGCGCCCGTCCCCAATCGGTCACGTTGCCTCTCGGATACAGCCATCCGTCAAACAAGGCATTGCTATAGGTAAATGGGCGCAGCGACCGTCCCACAAACGTGTCGATCCAGTCATTGACCTCATCGCAGATCTGCTCAAGCAGGGTGTCATCGACGGTATCGGGGATGTTGGCCCGCAGCTTCAACAGTTCGCTGGTGACATAGCCGCCGACCCCAACTTGGAAGGCAGCCGACCAGTCACTGGTCCGGGTGGCACCGGAGTTCTCGAAGCGGGTGCGGTACCAGGTTGTGCTCGTACCGTTGGGGTCGTACCCCGGATACGAGCCCGTACCTGTTACCAGCGGGATCGTCGGCGTCGAGCCGGTGCCGATCAGGTCGGCGAAGGCACCCGCTTCGGTAGCCGATGACTGGACCCGGATTACCGCACCCGCCCCGTAGGCTCCAGCGTTTAGCAGCTCGTCGGGATTGTCGGCGATGATCTGCAGGATGTTGGCCATCGGTTACTCCGGCAATGGATGAATGGTCCGGGCACCCGGGCTCAGTGCGATAGCCCCACTATCGGGTATCGCCTGGATCGCTGAGCCAATCGGTGGAAGACCGCCGCTGACGATTGAGAAGGTCGTCACCGTGGGCGCATATCCCATCAGACTCAGTGCCGCAGTCCCCGGCGTAACGGTGACCGGCGTCAGGACCGTCGCCGCGAAGGTGCTCAGCACCAGGCTGGCGGTCGCCGGTGTGACGAGCTGGTTATCGGTCAGGACGACGGTCGGCGCGAAGCCGGTCAAGCTGAGTGCCGCTACCCCAGGCGTGACACTCACCCCAGCCGCCACGCTAGGAGCGAAGGTTGTCAGTGTCAGGCTGGCCGTGCCTGGCGTAACCAGTTGATGGTCAGTCGCTGTCACCGTCGGCGCGAAAGTGGACAGCGTCAGCGTCGCTAGACCGGGACTGACACTGACTGGCGTACTGACTGTCGGCGCGAACGCGGTTAGTGTCAGGCTTGCCACGCCCGGCGTCAGCACGAGGCCGCTACTGACGCTGACATCCGGCGCGAAGGTGGCCAGCGTCAGCACTGCCACGCCAGGAGTGACGCTGACTGGCGTGGAGACCGTTGGCGCGAAGCCTGTCAACGCCAGCGACGCGACGTCGGGTGTGACGAGGACGTTGTTGGTGACCGTGACTGTCGGGGCGAAGAGGATCGTCGTCAGGCTGGCGACACCCGGCGTAACGGCGGTATCGACGATCGGGTGGACCATGATCGTCTGCGATCGCCACGCCGCAGAGACATCCACCCCGAAGGTGCCGGGGTTTTCCGCCGCTCCCGTATTCAGCTGGCGTTCAGCGCTGAGGATCAAGCCACCGAGGTTGGTCCCTGCCGTTCCGCACGACTTCTGGCGCGGCGGCGAGGGCGTGTAGTTGGTGGGAGGGGTGTTACCCCAGGTATCGTCGTCCGCTTCCTCGCCGGCCATGCCGGCGAAGGCGATGAACAAGTAGTCCTTGGTGCTGCTCGGAGCGGCTGAGGCCGGCGGATCGGGGGTGGCCGAGGTGCCGGTTGCGGTGGTGCCGATCTGCGGAGCCTGCGCCGCAGGGTTGATGGCACCGGAGATGCGATACGCAATCGTCGCGTCGCGGGTGCTGGCCGATGAGGTGAGCGTGTACGACGCTGGCTCGCTGCCGTCCATCCAGCGATAGGCGATGTACAGCCCGTTGGCTACACCCTCATCGAGGAGTTCGGTGAGCGAGGCGTGAGCATTGATGGTCGCCGCCGTCGAGCCAAGATCCGAGATGATGAGCAGCAGCTGATTGGCCGTCGCCGTCGGCAGCGTGATGACGTGGCTGGTGCCAGCGGTATTAGTCGAACTCTCGATCGCCTCTTGAACGACGGGGAAGGCCATGGCTAGGCCAGCGTGAAGATGCCGCTCGCATGTAGCGCAATGGTCAGGGTATTGCCATTGGTGGCGGTCACATCAGCGGGGGTGCTATCCAAGAGGCAGTAGCACACCACGTCCCCGCCTGACTCGTACAGGACGGCGAAGCGGGCCGTGATGCTCCCTCCCGAAGCGGTCCACACCATGTCCGCCGGATCGTCGACCGTGACCGTCGTTGTTCCCGACAGGGTCAGCGCGCCCAGCGAGATGCCGCCAGTGGTGTAGCCGTTGGCGTTGGCGTGCTCGTTGGTCACGCCGGCATAGGTCGTACTCGCGGCGCCGATGTTCGAGGTTGACAGGAACAGCGCCACCTTGAAGGTGTCGGTATCGAAGTCGAAGGTGCCGTTGAGCATTCGCGTGCGGGCACCGTCGGTAAAAGTCCAGGCTCCAGCAGCCATTAGGGGGATCTCCTACGCGGCATAGATGAGCGTCACGTCCGAGGCGGCAGCCAGGGTGGCCTTCAGGAAGCCGCCCGTATCGATCTGGTAGTAGTAGGTGCCCTCGGCGATGCTCGACTTGAGCGTAGCGAAGGCTCCACCCCCATCCGCCAGGATGACGGTCCCCGCCGCAGTGGTATTGACCACCACGGCATACAGCTGACCACCGGCATCGAGCACTGCGGAGCCGGCTTCGCAGCCCACCACCAGCGTGTCGTTGGATCCGGCGATGACCCAGCCCGCACCGACCACTCCGGTGACGGTCACGAAGAACTTGGTGCCGGTGGCAAGGCTGTCGGCGACCGGGGTGATGACGTCGGAGATGGTCGCCCCATGCAGGTCGGTGCCGGTGATGGTGACGGTGCCCAGCGTGTCGGTGGTGACGACCGTGGTATGGGTGATGGTGATGCGCCGTGCGCCAGGCGTGGTGGGCATGGTGGCATTAGCGACGCTGTAGGCGCCCACGATCATGTTGGTGCTGGTCACGAAGCGGTTGGTGACCGCCGGATTGGCGGCCGACAGGCGCATCTTGCTGAAGGCCATCTACTCGCCCCTCAGGCTGGCGTGCGAGATCGGCTTGCCGGCTGGCTGCTCGGGTGCAACCTCGGGCTCTGGGGCAGCTTTGGCTGGCGCAGCCTTGGCCTTGGCTGCCGGCTTGCGACGCAGGCGCCGCTTTTCACCAGGCGCAGCGGTGGCCTGCTCGACCTCACCGCGGACCTCTCCACCCCGAACCAGAAGCGGCTCGAAGTGCAGCGGCATCTTCTTGACGGCGGGATCGTCGGCAGGCACGACCTCGCCCTTGTGGTACTCGACCTCCACGTCCTTGAGCGAGCCGATGAACGACTCACGGACAGTAAAGAACTCAGGCTTAGCCATGTGGTCTCCTTTAGAAGCGGGGCGGCGGGAGAGGGCGCCCGCCGCCCCAGAGGGCTACCGACTTAGGTCAGGTAGCGCAGCGTGCGACCAGCGTCGACATTGATCGGCGCCGCGTGGTTGCGCCACATGGCGTAGATGGCCTGCTGCCCGGTGACGAGGTTGCCCTGAGCACCGCCGAAGATGAACGGGATGAGCTGGATGCTCATGCCGACCCGGTCGACAATGACGTAGGAGTCCACGTTGAGCAGCGTGCCAATCACGATGTTGGCCGTCTGTGCCGTCGGCAGCGAGGGCGACTCGTTGACGGGGTACATCAGCAGCCGCAGGCCGGTATTGCCCGTCGCATCGAGCATCGGGTTGCCGACGGCTGGGTACTGGCTACCACCGAACAGCTTGCCGCCGGTCGTCTCCAGCGACTGCGCCCGGCGGATCGAGACACGGTTGAAGAACCACTGCGCGTTGAAGCGATGCCGCACCGGCAGCGCCGCCTCAGTGGCGTCGAAGTCGGCCGCCGCCAGCGTGACGCTGGTGGCGGTGGTGATCGAGGTGTAGGCACCTGACGTGCCGTTGACCGGACCGACCCCGATGGAGGCTGTGCCGGCGCCGGCGCCAGTGGCGAACGAGGTCTCCTCCTCGTTGTCCTTGGCCTCCTGGATCAGGACCGCCATCTCGGACGACAGGTCCGGACGATCCTGCCCCATCTCCAGCGAGTAGGTGATCTGGGCCTGCACCCGCTTGACGATGTACTGAGGCTGGGCGAAGGTCGGTCCCTGCTCAATGGCCGCTGCCGCCTCAGTCGTGCGGGTGGCCACCACCGCCGTGGCGGTCAGCGCGTTCCAAGTATCGGTGCCCACGATCGGCACCACCCGGCAGGCGCGCCGATAGGGGTTGACCGCACCGTTGTTGACGCCGATGGCGATGACGGTCGGGTCAAACGCGAACGGCACGGCGAAGCCGCCGGTCGCATCCACGCCCACCGCCAGTGCCGTGCCTCGCTGCTCTTCGGGCGTCAGGTAGTCCTTCTGCCCGCGCAGGATCTTCTCGAAGGCCCGCTTGTAGACCGGCGAACCGGTGGCCTTGATGCGACGCGCCAGCTCCTTGTCCTTGGAGTCGTGGTAGTCGAGCAGCCAGGCGATTTTATCGCGTGAGGCTTCGACGTCGGTATCAGGATGGGGGAAGGTGACAGTCTTCTCGGTGATACGCAGGGCGTCATCGCGATAGAGCTGGTTTCGCTCCTCCATGTTGCGAGCACCGGGCGTGTCGAAGCTAAAGGGATCGCGGTTGTCGCGGTTGATCTGGTTGATTTGAGGCGGCTCGAACACGCGCTCGAGCTGCTTTGGATCCTTGGCTCGGGTCTCCAGCAGCGCCTGCCGGCTATCCCAGGCGGCGACGTCAGCGCGCAGCGCGTCACGCTCCGCGACATCCGCATCCCAGCTGGTCTGCTCGTCTTCGGGCAGAACACCGGGGTACGCGATCGCCTGACGCTCCAACGCCTCGTCGAGCTCGGTCACCCGAGCCCGCTTGTCTTCGATGGTGGTGAGTTCCACGGGTTTACTCCTGTCATCAGAAGACCCCTCGTCTGAGGGGCCTTCGGGGGCTGGTGCCGGCTGCGCCGGCTCTAGGTCAGTCCGTGGAGTGTCCGAACTCGGCGGCTCCTCTTCAGGAGTGTCCGGCTGCGGCGGCTCACTGAGTGTCGCTGCTGCTCCGGCATCCACCGGAGTGCGGGCGTTGGCGGCAGAACGAAGCAGTGTCTCGAACGACTCGGGATCACGGCTGCGCTGATAAAAGAGGTCGGTCGTGGAACGAGCCCCGACCGTGGCATTGGGATTGGCCGGGAAGGTGACCGGCCCGAATTCGTAGACGCGGGCCTCGGTGATCGTCCGCTCGGGAATGGCCTCGGGGTTATGGTCCGAACGCTCTGGGCTGTGATCCCAGAGGTCCTTCTCGACGGTGAAGCGGAAGGAACTGCCGTACACGCCCGCTATCAGACCGGGCGCCAGATCTCGGTTGTAGGACGTGTCGAACAACGGCACCCGAAAGGCAGGACCGATTTTGTCCGTCCGCAGATCCTCGATCGGCCCGAGGATCTTGTTGCCGATCTGCGGATCCTGACCATGGTCATACAGGACCTTCATGGCCCCGCGATCATCGTTGCTTTTACGGATGGTCTTATCGAAGGCGTCTGGTCTGATGCTCTCTAGGAAATGCCCCTCGATCCAAGAATCCACCTCGTACCAGTCACCGAAGGTCGAGAAGTGGCCGGTCATGGTTGGCATCGCGCCATCGTCATAGCGAGCTTCAACCTTGGCACCCACCGCTCGCGTGACGGGGAACGGAAGGCGGGCAGGAGGTAGGGTCTTGAGCGTCATACGGGCTTCGCCTCCAGGCTGAGCGCTGGCCTCATCAGATGGCAGGCTATGGTCGTTGAACAGATGGTTGTAGCCGCAGGAGGTGGTGCCCTTCTGCTTGACCCGAGCCCGTGCATTAGCCAGATGGACCGGATCCACCTTGCCCTTAGCATCATGGTGCGGGTAGTGACGCAAGCTACGGGGAGTGGTCTTGCCGTCCTCGTCCTTCTTGCCGCCGGCGTCGATGCACGCGAATGATGAATCTGGAAGATCCGAGATCGGCGTCCCGCCGATCTCTCCTTCAGCGCGCACGGCCATACTTGAAGCCTCCGGTTCGTTGGCGTACAACGCGGCCAGCTGCTTCTCGGCAGCCGCCTTGGTGGCGTGGCATCCGGCCACGGAGTCGTCGCTGTCCTTGATGACCGCGAAGAGCTTGGAGTCAGGGCATTCAACCGAGGTGCCGATATGCCAGGGCATTCACGTCTCCACCGGAACGGTCGGCTTGCCGTTGGAAGATGTAGGTGCGGGAGCATCCGATGGTTGAAGCTGAACGGATGGCAGCCCGGTATGCACCAAAAGCGTTTCGTCCTCTCCGTTGACCGCAGCGATGGCGGACTTAGCCTCAAAGCCATCACGGACGTATTGACCGATGGTGGCACCCTTGATCTGCTGAATCTCGGCAGCGTCCTTGCGATCCTCGCGCAGGAAGGGAATATCGCTGGCGTCAACCCACAGCTGGGCGCCGGCCGGCGGCTTGATGATGGTTTCCATCGAACCGCAGAAGTTGCTCCACAACCACCACAGCACCTTGTCCGCCATCAGCCGCCGCGCTGCGTTGAAGTTGCCCTGGTTCAATGACGAACCAGCCAGGCCCTCGGAGAAGCCAGCGATCACCGGATGCACACCGGAGGCGGCCGCGATACGCGACTCACCAGCGCCCTGTGTCGCCCGGAACTCCAACTGCCGCAGGTCCTTGCCGACCACTTCGGCATCGGCACCGGCGGTCAGGTACAGCGTCTTGTAGGCATTGGCCAGGCCCTGATGTCCCGACTCAATGATGTCGCGCCATTCCTTGAACTGCTCCCGGGTCGGAGCATCCTGGCGCTTGACGATCATCTGCGGAGTGGCGCCGTTCTCGAAGAACTTGAGCTTGTGAGCGGTGGCCGCTGAGTCTCCCTGAATCTCGCGCACGATCGGCGTGATCCAGCTCATGCCGCGGACATGCGCCTCGGGATCGGGGATGGGGGCGAAGTGGGCGATCTGGCTGCGCTGCAGGTAAGTCGGTCGCCCACCCGCCCACTCGCCACCGGGATGGAAGATGATGCCCAGGAACTCGGCGTCCAGGTCATCAGCCGACACGTTCGGGTCATTGGTGCCGAACACCATCGTCACCCAGCCCGGATGCAGACGCTTGATGTAGCCGTTGCGCAGGGTGGCGTAGAAGTTGCCGGAAATGTCCGCGTCGCTGATGACGCGAGTCAGCAGATCCCCGGTGGTGGCATTCGGCCAGGGGTGCTCGAGGATGCTGAGGCTGTCGTTACCGAACAGTCGACCATCGCGGAAGTTGCGGAACTGGAAGCGCGCCTGCGAGAAGAGCGCCATCCGGTCGCGCATGGCGGCAAAGACGATGGGGTTGCCCTTGAACGCACGCTGCGTATAGGAGCTGAAGTTGGACTCGATCTCCTCCTCGCGCGAGCCGGGCATGGTCAGGCTGAGGGGGTAGACGCTGCCATCCAGATTGGCGAACGGCCACAGGTTGTCCACCCCCGGCAGCCAGGCTGGAATGATTGCCGAGCGCTTCGCGCCATTCAGCCAGCCAGTGAAACGATCGATCAGCCCCATGCGACTAGCGGCTCCTGCTGCGTCTCGGGATGGAGCGCTCGGTCAACCGCCAGCGCCAGGGCAATCACGCCGTCGATCCGCCCGCGGGACTTCGACTTCTGGAGGGTGAAGCCGCGCTCATTGAGACGAGGCACGGCATTCAGGACGTGGGTGGTCAAGGCTTCGTCCCCGGAGTGGCGCAGCTCTGAGCGCTTGATGAGCTCCAGTAGTGAGCCACAGATGCGGGTCATGCCCTCGACGCTCTGCGGCACCTCGATCAGCGGCAGCCCTTCGTCGGACAGCATCTTGGCCGGCACGTCGAAGAAGCGCGGATCGAAGCTGATGGCCTGCACGCGATACTGCTTGGCGAGGTCACGCAGGTGGCCCATCACGTCGGTCACGTCGACCGGCTCATCACGGGTCGGGATCCACAGCCGGCACCAGGCGTGCAGCCTGCCATCGGGGCGACGCTGCACGAACACCACCGCAGTCGAGTCGCGCTTGATGCCGACGTCCACGCCGACCCAGGTGGGTGCTTCGGCCAATGGATCCTGCGGATCGTACAGGGCATCCCATAGCGCCCGTCCTGAGGAGCCGAGCCAGGAGTCGACGCCCTCCCACCATTGCCCCAGCCGGAAGATGCGGAAGTGACCCTCGGGCGTGGCCGGCGGCAGCTCGGCCTCTAACGTCGATCGTAGGAAGCCAGCTTTGAGGGCGGGATTGGCGATCTGCCAGCCCTCATGGTCATTGATGGCGTAGCCAGCGGGAGCCACGTATTCCTGAAACACCAACCCCGGCAGGCCGCCGGACTCGTGGACCGCGTTGCGCAGGTTGAACAGCGCATTGCCGCGGTCCAGGCCTGGAGTCCCGACCCCGATGATCAGCGAGCGCTCGCGCTTGCCGGATGCCAGCCTGAGCGAGTCCCAGGCGTCGATCGGCTGGAACCCGATCTCGTCGACGATGGCCAGCGAAGGATCCAGGCCCTGCAGGCCATCCACGTCATTGGCGATCGGGAACAGCTCACCTGAGTTGAAGTGGACCATGATCCGATTGGTGGCGGTGCCGGTGTACAGCAGCGCCCGATTGAGCAGTTCCTTTTCGGCTTTGACCATGGTGGCCGCCACGCCGTAGCAGGAGCGAATGGCCTGCCCCACCGTGGTGGCGATGATCGGCACCTGCGGGGAGCCGGTCTCGTCATCATCGAATACGGCCCAGGCAGCGAGCGCGCCGCCCAGCGTGCTCTTGCCGTTGCCGCGCGGCGTCTGCAGGATGGCCGCCTCGGTACCGTCCGCCAGCGCTGCCTCGAGGAACTCCTTCTGGAAGGGAGCCAGCTTCAGCGGCTGGCCATGGCCCTTGCCCTTGCCCGGCCGGCAGTATTCGCCGATGAAGCGGCATGCCCGTGCGTAGCGAGACATGCTCTTCGGCCACGACTTCCACGGACCCGGCGAGGTGTCGATGACGCGCTTGGCGGCGTTGCCTGCTCGGTCGCCCATGCTGGTACCATCTCGTACATGAATGAACTACCGAGTACGGAGTTCCGTAAGCAATTCGCACGGTTGACGGAAGCAACGCTAGTCACGGTGAACGGTCACCCCATCGGGACCTGGACGCCGCACCGGATATCCGAGGAGTTCGTGGCCGCCATCCTTGCCGAACCGCCCGCTGGCCATATACGGGTGCCAGCCCATCTCGATCCGACGCTCCCGAAGTTCACGCAGGCTCAGCGTGACGAGCTTCTGCGCAAGATCAATCGCGGAGGAAAGTGATGATCCGAGAATGGCTGCGGCTCTGGCGTATGCACCGACGCATGGACCACGATTGGGACTACTTTCTACGAGTGAACCGCTGGCAGAACCTCGCCAACTACAACGGAGAGCGGATGCGAGGAATCGTCCATACGCCTGAGTACGACGCTCTGATGACCGAGGATCAGCGAGCGTTCGACGCTGAGACGGAGCAGGAACGTGATCGGCGACTGGACTCGGCGTTTTAGCGTCTCGTGTTATAGGCAGAATCGTCGGTAGGCGCGGGTACAGCGGCAGCGACAGCTTTACGGGCCGTGGCCACCCCCCTTCGCCTGCTCGTTGCAGGCTGCGCAACTCACCAGCCAGCCAGCCTCAGGGTTCCCATCCTCAACGTGCGCCGCTACCCATCTGCTCTCCGCAGTCAGCCAGGTTCCGCAGCCGTAGCCGCAGTAGGTGGGCAGCGTGGCTCTCAGGGCCTGCCGTGCCCGCTGATGGGCGGTTCCGTAGCCCCTCGCTGAAGGAGTGCCGCGGCGCTGGTCTCGCTCGTGCTCACACTGCTTGCAGCGTTGACCCTTGTACAGGCCATGGCCTCTGGCACATAGCCGCAACATCAGTACACCCGGTAGATGGCGTAGCCCTGACTGACCAGCCAATCGCTGACGTTGGCCCCATTCGCGTAGACCTCGGCCAGGAAGCGACCGAACGAGTCAGCCTTCTGGGTCTGCACCAGCAGGCTCTTGCCAGCCAGGTACGCCTCGAGCGCAGCCTTGGCCGCCTTGCCCTCATCGGTATTGAGCTCCGGCGCGTTGATCCGCAGCAGCCGGTACGACTGGTCCTCACGCCTTAGGTAGAAGCCAAGATCCAATGTCAGCCGTAGGGTGTCACCGTCCACCACGCGAACCAGGGTGGCGAGATAGGAATACACCTAGATCAGTTGGGTGAGTGTTAGGAGCAGCAGGCCCAGCGCCACGAGGTTCAGCGTCTCCGCTTTGACGTTGAACGTGGCCAGCCCGAAGCAGACGGCAGCGGCAACCAGCAAGATCCAATCAATGCTCATTGGTCACTCGCAATCTAGGGTGATCCAGAAGATGGGAGAGCCGTATCCGGTAGTCGTGTAGCTGGCTCCACTTGGATAGGAAAAAGTCCACGAGCGCGAAGGTCCCAGAGGCCCAATGCTTCGAGCGCTGCGGGGTCCAGATCCACCAGCCGCTGGTTCGGGGTCCCGGTGAAGCAGTCGCAGAACATCGTCGGGGTCACCGTGATCGACCGACCCGTTTCCGCTGACGTAATGGTTATGGTCTGGCAACTCGTCCACGACCACAGGCAATCGTTGCGGGCCACGCCGGGCCCTTGCCACCACGACGCCAACCCGGTCCCATACACCTCGCAGCCAGCGATACCAGACGGACTCCATTCCGACACCTCAATGGGGTGGCAGGCGGCATGAGCCTTGGCGGCCACACACAGGCCGAGAGCGATGCCGCAGATGAGAAGGACGACGGTGAGAGGCAGACGCCTCAACCGGGCGGGGCCGTCGCGTCGACCGCAGCCGGTGCCAGGGCAGCCGCCGTCGCCGTCGCAGCATCAGCGGCCGCGGTCTTGACCTGCTCAGCCGCCACCACGTTGGGCGTGACCGAGGCGTAGGCGAACAGGCCAAGCACCGCCTCTGCCGCCAGCGCGATGCCGGCCAACTGCTCAGCGTCGATCTGGATGATCTGCATCAGGACCAAGACGTAGAGGATCGAGCGCAGCGAGGCGGCGATGGCTACCGGCTGCTTCTGCAGGACGGCTCTGATCGAGTACATCAGATCGCCTCCACGGCAGCGATGGCCTTGGCCTTGGTATCGGCTTTGGCCGCAGCCACTTCGGTGGTGCAGTCGGGTCCAGCAGGAGCCTCTCTCGACAGCAAGAGGCCTTTGACGGCGCTGTTGAAGGCCGCGTCACCGCCGGGCACCAACGGGTCGAGCTCGACACGGCTGATGTAGACCTCGTAGTCGACGTCGGCCTTGGTGACGATGACCGAGCGGTGCAGGCCGTCCAGCGTTTCGCCGACCGAGGTCAGCTCCACGCCATCGGCGAAGCTGATGAACGCCTTGCCGCCCGGCGTCTCACGCCCCACCGCCGAACCCTTGACCTTCCAGCCTTCGGCCTTGTATCTCAGCATCGGTTCTCCTATCGGCACGGCGGTGTCGGGCAGAGCGGCGAAGGTCAGGCCACCCAGCTTGGGGGTCAGCAGCTTGCCCCAGTCGCTGCGGGTGCTCGGGTTGAAGCGGAAGTGCTCCGCCAGGCCGACGAAGGTGCCGAACTCGGTCCGCAGCTCTCCGATGCGACGTAGGGCATGGCCGATGAACTTGGGATTGGCGCTGTAGCGGTCGACGTCAGCCACGCGGCCGGCGATGCTCACCGCGTAGACGCCCTGGTTCGGATCCTTCCAGCCATCGCCCAGGCTGGTGACCACCCATGGATCGGGCTGATAGGAGCCGTTGGGGGGAGGCTGCGGATTCAGCGAATGGGAGCAATGCGTCTTGGGCACGATGCGAATGACGCCAAATTCGTCAGTCGGCTCCGCGTACCACCACAGCTCGTGGTAGCTCGCGTTGCGGGTGGCGGCGTTGGTGACGAGGAAGCTGATCGTCCCCAGCGCCCCGAGCCGGCCCGTACCGCCCTCGGTGTCGTGGCAGGCAATCAGCTTCCACGGCAGCCCGTTCTTCGGCGTCTTGGGCATCCCGCTGCGATAGTCGGTGGTGACCGAGTAGCTCATCAGGCGCCCTCGACCGCAGCGATGGTCGCGAAGCAGTACTCGCAGAACACCGCCTGGCCCTTGTCGACCAGATGGGCTCCGGTGCTCACGTCCACCCCCATCTTGGCGCTTGCCTCCTCGAGACGGCATTCCTTGAAGCCGGGCGCCTTGTGCAGGGTCGAGACGCCGGAGTGAATGGCCAAGAGGTACTCGGGTTCGCTCACGAGTCCGTGTCCGCGAACTGATAGAGCCGTCCTACTCGGGAATCGAAGTCGTCTGCGAACGAGTAAGGAACGTCTAGTACGCGCTCGTATTGGAGAAAGTGGGCATCCGGATGCTGGTTGTACCAGTCACGCTCCAAGTCATTGGCGTCGTTGCGCACATGTAAGCAGTCGTCCCGTTCCAGATGATGCTCGTCGTGGTGGCAAGTCCCGTATTCCGCTTCCACATCACACGGATCAGGGTGGACCCACGCCATCGGCTGCAACAGACGACCCGGTGTATGAAGTGCCACCCATTGACGAACCACTGCCACATAGCCCTTCCCCATACACCACGGTCTGAGCGTCACTAGCAGGAGTGCCTTCCGCCACGCTGGCTCACTCCACCAAGCACCGGTCTTCACAAACTCAACGCTCACGCCGCCACCGTCCAGTTCGGCCGACCGTCGCCCTCGCTCACGAGTCCTCCAGCTGGGTCCGGTGTTTCGAGTGCTTGGCGATCAGATGCAGATTGCAGACGAAGTAGTCATCGTCGAAGCACCAGGCTGCCGCCGGGAGGTCGCACCAGCCCCATTTCCGGCCGGTGTCACCCAACTTCTCGTGACAAACATGCAATTGCGCACGGTGCGCAGACGCACCACCCTGCTTGTCGTCATGCCCCCCAGGAGGCGTCATGTTCACCTCCTGAGGCTGCGGTCACCCGTCGCCGTGCATCGGGTCAGCGATCGTGCCAATCCCGCCGCTCGCACCCTTACGAGGACGGGTAATGGGGCTATGCGCTTCGGCGACGGGTGACCTGTTGAATCACGCCAGCCATGACATGGAGAATGGCTTGCCGGGGCAGCTCCGCGGTTGCTTGCTCCAGCCGGCATGCTTGCCCGGTTTTGGGTCGCAGGTCACCGGAGCCAGTGTCGGTAGCGGGGCGATGGTCGGTAGCGGCAGCGTGGGAGTCGGCAGCAGGCTCGGCGTCGGCAGCGGTGGAAGGATTCCGGGCGTCGGCGTGGGCTGCGGACTCGGTGATGGCTGCGCAGATTGGCTAGGAACTGCCGTGGATGGAGACGGGGTGATGGTGACGTACACGATCTGCGGCGTCGGCGATGGCTGCGCTACCTCCGGCGTCTCCGGCAGGGCCATGGCGCCCACGCGCGTGACGACCACCAGGGCTGCCAGAATGGCGAGGAGCCGGATCATGGCAGATGGTATCCATCGCGCCGCTCGCGGCGTAGATCAGCGACCAGCTCCAGCGCACCCTTGGCCAGGCCCAGGGCGACTTCCTTCTGACCGCGCTCGTAGGCGATGTCCTCCTCTTTGCCGTCGAGCTCGTCTTTGGTGTGCAGCCAGCCCATCAGAAAGCCGACGATGATCAGGCCCGCGATGCCCAGCGCGCCGCCGGTGGAGATGACATCGAGGATTGCTTTGGCATCCAAGAATGGTCTCCCCCAGGCAAAACGAAACCGCCGGGATGCGGCGGTACCAGATTCAAGAGATGGGGCAGCGTCTCATGGGACCATGCGCCGCCAAACGCGGCTGCGGGAGACGCCCTGATTGCGGCGATTCTAGCACCCGCTACGGAATGTCAAGCGGGATTCAGCGAACGACTGCATAGACAGGCTGTGTGAACTCCGCCCCTTCTGGCCCTTTGACGTAGGGAGCGATCCACGTAAGCCGATGGCCTTGCTGACTCGGAAGCCATTGCGCTCGGAAGTGACCGCGAACCCACCAACGATGCTTCCATTGAACGACATGACCATCCTTATCCTGACGCTCACGATCTGTGACAGGCTGTCGCAGCGTGATGAAGTGAACGAGCGGCTCATCTTCGACGAGCCCTTGTCTCAGCACTTCCCGACGAGCGGCACGATCAGGGCGTTGAGGGCGTGACACAACGAATGGAGAGTTCAGGAATGCGAAAAACTTCAGCATTGCCTCTTGTACCGTTCCAGGCTGAATGTCACCGGGGTATGACTGACCCCACTTCAGAAGGAAACCCATGACGTGTCGTTGTGGATCGCCTCCCCCGCAGAATAGATAGCAGACAATGCCCCATCATCAAGCCGCATCGTGAAACGACGGCGAGCGCCGCGTGCGACACATCTCGCAGTCGGGGTCCAGCGCTATCTCTGCGCGCTCATGCTCCCAGTGAACGAGGCGGGCCATCACGAAGCGCTCCCCTGCCGACACTAAGCGATCCGCTCTGGGGTAGCTGATGCCCGCCTGCTCGGCTGCCCACTTCAGCGAGGTTCCGCCTTCAACCATTGAGCGCAGCATGGTGGCGCACACCGGACCCAGCGCGTGGTCGGTCCAAGAGGGGAGACGATGTCTGCGGCGACAGGTCCGCTCCCATTCTGCGAGGGCACGGCGCACGGGGTAGCGGGGTGCATAAAACGACAGTTCCCCCAGCGACCCGATCAGCGTCACCATCGCCGCCGACAGGTTGCGGCCGTTGGCGTCGGCCGGCTCCGCCTCTTCGATCACCTCGTAGTGGCCGCGGACCTCCTGGACGGTACGGACAACTGGCGGAGCGGCGGAGGTCAGGCGCTGCACCGTCAGCGTTTCCTCCATGAAGTCGAGGCGGAGCTGCGAGATCATAGCCGAGCACTTCCGCACCAGGGAGCCGGTCAACCACCAGGCGGACACGGCATCGAGCTCCTTGTCGGTCAGCAGCGGCTTCATGTCTCCCCTACCTCCACCCTCGCTAGATAATCGAGAAGCAAAGGGCGCCAGATGCGGCCGTATTCTGTCTTCAGCCGATGATGATGTCGGCAAAGGGTCACGAGGTTGCCGGCGACTGACGGTGAGCGGAGGCCGAGCCCACCCGATACGCGAACGTGGTCGATCTCCACCGATCCCTGGCAGGCGCTGATCGTCCTACCGACACACCCGCCATCCCGCTCTAGGACGTGAGCGCGCAGGATAGGACTGACCGGATCCTTGTGACTGCGAATCTTCACCTTCCTGGGAGGCGGCGGGGCGAAGGGAGAGGCGAGACGGGTCATCATCAGTCCCACCCGATCCACCGGAAGCGATCCACTTCAACGCGACGATAAGTACCCGTTCGGGCAGTGACTGCGCCTTTCTCAATATCGCGCTGGAACTCGGCAGCGCTACGGAAGTCAT